GAATTCCTGAAGGATGGCGTCGGGCTCGCCAATTGATGTATCTCCGGAAAGCACTGCGACGAACGAGCAGGAATGGACGAACGCGTCGGTATGGACCGACTGCGCAAGCTGCGCCAGATCGTTTTCCTCCATGAGGGAATCAACGACGGAGGAAAGGTCGGAGCCTTCGTCGGGCAGTACCCCATCGAGTCGGACACGGTTCGCTAATCCTTCCACGGCTTTCTCCGGCCATCCCACAACGATGTCGATGTCCTTGGCGATTGGCGGGAGTGAGTAGCCGATGTCATGCAGTTCGTTGCGCCCGTTGTAATACGTGGAACGCAGCCTGTTTCGTTTCCGTTTTTTGTAGAGCCTACGCAGAAGTCTGCGGTAGAGTTCCTGCTCATCACGGCGCAAACCGCTGATGGTACTGGGAAATGCAATCATGGCAGTCTCACTATTCTTTGCGTTGTTTCCGGTCGTCGATGCGAGGTCGTTGCCCCGTGCAGTGCAAGCGTTGCGGCGACCAGTGGACTGATATCCACGTCGCTGCCGAGTTTGTTCCATCCCATTGCGCCCGCCTGTCCTATCTTGCGTAGTGTGCAGCCGGAAACGGCTATATCCAATGGAGCTTGTTGCAGATGTCGGAGTTTATGGTCTCTGAGCATGTCCTGGAATCTTCCGACGGCCTGACCCATGTCGGTGGGACCTGTGAGCGTGATCCTCACTCCGCGTCTTTTCAAATCCGGTACCAGCACCGTCGCAGGTGATTGCGCGTCGATGACCACGGCCGCCATGCGTGGCCAGCGTTCCGCTATCCAATCGACAGCCCACGCGACACCGTAGCGTTTCGTGTCCCGGAACATGGCGAGTTCGATATGTGCATTGCCGTCGTTCCACGCGCGGCATGCCCCGATGGCGAGTGAACCGCGATCCGGTGGCATATCCACGCCGATAGCGTTCCATCCTCCAGCCGCGCGGGTCTGCACCACGGAGTCCTTCCACTGCTGTGCGTCGATGGCGGATATGCTGGTGGTCTCATCCCAGATTCCCAGCCCCTCGCGTCTAAACGAGTCGGCTCCCAGCAGGTTCCTCATGCGTAGGATGGCGGCTTCGCTGGTGCGCTTGGGATAACTGGGATTGGCTTTACGCCATTGCTCCCTGTCGTCGGGGTCCGCATCCCTGTCGGCGGAGAACTCGATGTAGAGCATGCCATCAACTCCGGCGAGTGCGTCTCGTCGCTTCTCTTCGAACACCTCACTTGGGTCTCCTGGCTTTGGCGGGGTTCCCATGAAGATGATGAGCGGGTTGGCGGCCACGTTGGTGGCTGGGATCATGTCGTCCAGGGCACGTTCGGTAAGAATCTGCGCCTCGTCGAATATTTCGATATCGACATCGTCGAAGCCTCTCCCGAATCCCTGTTCGCGGGCTCCGAACATGATGCGACTGCCGTTGGCGAATCGTATTTCCTGTTGTCCGTTGGCGCGTCGAATGTCGCTCACGTAGCGTTTCAGGAGTTTGTTGTTGGCTATCGCGGTCATGCTTTTGAAGGTTTCGTCCGATGTTCGGCTGCGGTGCGCGGTCCACAGCACTTTCAATCCCCTGGCAAGGATGCATAGGATGAAGATGCAGGAGCCGACGGTGAACGTTTTGCCGACCTGCCGGCAGATGCTGATTACCGCACCGCCGATACCCGCCGCGTATTGCTTATCCCGCTTCCTGCCGAACAGGAGCGTCGCAAGCCCCTGCTGCCAGAGATCGTACTCGATGCCGGCCTTGCGTGCGACGCGTTGGATGCGCGGGAAGTCGCTGGTGGCGATGTCGGATGGTTGCACGAGGTGGCGGGCGAGTTCAGATAATCTCCGTTCTGATGCCATCGTCCACATCCTCGCTTTCGTCCTCGTCCAGACTGGTGAGGATGTCCTGATCAGAGTGTGCGTCGAGTTCACGGCCCACGTTCAACAATTCCTTCGCTATGTTCGCCACAGCGTTCGCCGGAGTCCTGTCGTCCTTCAATGCGCGCTTGAGAATATCGCGGCTGAATCGTAGGAGATCCTCATAGGAGTCGTCCATCATCCGGTCGAAATCCGCTTTGTTTATTTCCGCATCCACATTGTCGGAGACCCTGACTGTCACATGTTCGGATTTGCCCGTGGGCTTCGGCTTCGTCGTCCTATCGGTCATCGTGTTGGTCTTTTTCTTCCGTCGCGCCCTATATGCGGCTTGCCGGCATTTCGATGAGCAGTATTCCGAGGTTGTCTTAGCGTTGCGGTCAATCGGCTTGCCGCAGAATAGGCAGGTTTTCATGACGTAACGCCTCCTATTTCCCGTTACGGCTCCCGTAACGCGTTACGCCTCCGTAACGCGGGGAGATATTGGCACTGCACCAGAGGAGGCTACAATCATGGGTGGCAGGGTATACCCGCCACACTGCTACCAATCTGATGCCTCGAATGGGATAGATGTGGTACGAATATTATCCGCATGTCCCGTAATGATTAGTTCCTTGATACGTTTTCGTGCCCATTCGACCGTATGATTCGAACGAATGCGATTGCACCAGCGATGAGCAAGGTAGCAGTTGCTGAACTCGTATGGTGACCCGCCACGGCTCACAGGTATCGCCTCATCTACTTCAGGTGATCCAGGCAACCCAGCGGGCAATGTCTTATCAACAGGTCTGCCACACAACCAGCACACATCGTAAGCAGCCTTGACTCGAGCAATGATTTGGTTACGACGATGACCATTGGACCTGCGCGTATTAACCTTACTCACGATGTCTCTGCTATAGGTACACGCATGAACCGCGTCACTACTTCATTGCCGTGAATGACAGGCTTACCTTCAGCGTCGAAGAGAATGACCTGACCATACAGGTTCGACGTATCGGCATATACATCCGAACCTTCAGCGAAATACACAGGCGGATCATAAGCATGACCAACCATGCTCACAAAGATAATGTCACCCGGATTATCACCATTGAGAACCCTACACGAATCCAAATGCCTGTTCCCAAGAACCGTGGATGCATGAAGCTCAGACCAACCAACAGGAAGACGATACGACATAACCACCACCTACGGAGATGCTCACAGCAAAGCGAATAGAATAGGACTGCTCGGGGCAGCCGCTCCGGCAGAAAGGATACGGCTTGAGCAAAGTCACAATCAAGTTCAATCAATCCGCACTCAACAAGCTCGGCAAAGATGCTGCGAACGCATTCGCCGAGCACCACCAACACGACTGCATAGTCTGCGGCAAACCGGTACGGAACGATGAACCTCTGAAGCCCGGCATGGTTCCAGTACACATGGAATGCGCCAAAGCCAAAGGCATGATCTAGCCCTTATCCATATCACCCTGCTGCTCGATCTCATCGACGCAATCGATAAGCTTGTGCAGCAGGACTTTCACATTCGACAAATCCAATTGGACCTTCACTGTGATAACCGGTGGATCACCAACATTTTTGTCAGCCATAACATTCTCCAGATAACAAGAAATAAAAAAGAATTAAGAACAATCAAGACGCTCGCATACGGGAAGTTGAGAAGTAGAAGAGCCGTATGTGAGCGCCTGGATTGTGTTGCTTGTTTCTACGAGGATTATCTGTAGAAGCGTGTTGGTTTCCAACCTATGGAAAAGACCAACTATAGGGTGTTATACGGTGACAGTTGGTGAATGTCAAATATCGGTGACAGTCATTTGCGTTTGCGCGTGTATGCCTGCCAGACGTCCCAGACGAGGTAGACGGGGGCGTTGTCTTGTCGGGCTATTGGTTTGATGATGCCTCGCTCGTCCCATTTGGTGATGGTGTTGCGTTTGATCTCCAGCCCGTATGGTCTGACCATGCGGCTGATTGATGCTGATGTTCCGCGCCCCCCGTACATTGCGATGCGGAGGAAGCTCCGCTGTTGCACGTCCTTGACCTTATGTGTTTCGTGGCATCGGTCGCATTCCTTGTAGCCCGAGGTGATCTCTAATGGTGTGCACCAGAGTTCGCAGCCGCACGACGGGCAGGGACCTATCATGCTCACCGATTCCGGTTTCTCCAATGTTCTACCGAGCCTGTAAGTGGCTTGGTCACATAGTTCAATGATGGCATTGATATCACGTCTGCCCGTGAGCTTGGACAGGTTGGCCAGAACACCTTTCAGCAATGCCTCGGTGTTGAGGCGTTTGATTGGCAGCCTTATTGCTCGTGCCATGTTGTCGACGAGTCTGATAATGTCCTGGAGTAGCTGCCATGCTCCCATGTTCAACGGTATGGGTGCGATGGATTGTGAGCCGTGACCATTCTGCTTGCCGATCACTGAGGCTTTCTTGGCGGCGAGCGCACGTAATACGGGTAGGCCGTTTTTCAGCGAGCGCAGGTTGCTGTCGAGTTGTTTCGTGCATTGGTGGCAGAGTGGTTGTTGTGATGGATTCTGGCAGTGTTGGCAGACCATGGTGTTCATTGGTTGGCTCCATCCGTAGTAGTGTTGGTAGTGCTAACTGGCCCTGTCTTCTTGGATGGGGCTTTTTCTTTTATTTGATGAGTATGCTGGCGAGTAGTTTGCAGTAGATTTGCACGTCCTCCATGGGGCTTTGATTGTATGAGATGACGTCCAGCCCGTACCAGATGTCTCCGGTGGTGTCGTCCGGTTCGATAAGGCTCTGCTCCTCATCGCCGATACCAAGGCTGGCGCAGGCCTCGTCAAGGTTTTTATCCCACTTAACGAATTCCTCCTTGCGCAGGCTTCCGGCGAATTCCTGTATATCGGCTATCGCCGCTTCAAGCGACTTCAACTTCGGTATCAGTTCACGACGACGCTCAAGGTCCGCCACCCGATATGAGCGCATGTGTTCATCCAGCTGTCGCATGAGACTCAGATCGGCGGCGGCATTCAGCAATTTGTCGCCCTCCAAGATTCTGGGATCGTCGGGAATATTGATGCCGATCCCATAATCTGGTGTATCGCTCATGATTCATCCCTCGTCTTCTCATATTCGCTAATGACAGCATGAACCTCCTGTAGTGGACGTTTCATCAGGTCTGCGGTCTCCTGCGGGCTGAAACCCGCGTCATACCACTTACGGATACGCTCCTTCAACACCTCACTGATCATTCACTTGCCTTCCTCACTATTTCCTCGTCATGTTCCCTGATGGTTTCATCCGCCTGATGTCGGTAATTCTTTACCGTTTCATTGAATTCCTGATCCGAGCAGTGGAATCCGGTAGCATTCTCCGCCATGTACTCCGCCCAATCATCAAGGATCCTGTCCAACGTTCGCTTCAATACCGGTCTCCTTCCAAACACTTCTGCTTCTTCGCTTTTCGAATGTGCTTCCATGCCGCGTGATGGAACAACCACACCCCAAGCGGGCTTATCGTCTGATACGTGCAATACCCAGGATCATGCTGGGTCGCACTATGATCCGCATACCTCCAAATCCACCACTGGCCACAATCACGGCATTGATACACCTGTCCATAAGCAGGATCACCGGGAAGCGTGCAATACAGTTTCATCGCTCCGCCACCTTCCTACGTCGCCTCACCGAATGCAGGAGAGCGGCAGCCCACGCATTCACCGTGAAAACAATCATGTCGGCTATATCCCCGTTACCATCCAGACCATCGACGAACTCCTCAGTGTTCATCTCGCCGATAATCATGCTTCCGAACTCGTAGAATCGCCCACCGTTTTCGACGACGATATGAACCCTGCTGGCTTCCTTACTCATCACTCACCGCCTTACGAGCCGCTTCCAGTAGTTTCCGCGCGTGGTTGCGCCATAGCAGCTTGTCCGAATCGGACTCGCCATCGAACTCACAGCAGCCGTTGGTGGCATCGGCACAGTCAAGTGCGGCCACGGCATCGATCTCCACTTCTGTTACCGGAGCGGTACGACCCTGCTCATACGCCTCACGCAGATCATCC